AACATCAAACTCAGTATCATCGGCAAGAGCAGTGGCAGATAAACCAAAGTAAGCATCGTATCCAGCAGTTTTAATAGTAAAGGTTCTAGTCTTTGCCCAGTCATCATATGCTTTCATATCATGCCCATCACAATGCATTCTAATAAAATGCTTTGCATCACGAGGTTCTAGAACACGAATACCAATAAAGTTAGTATTAAAGAACTTATCTTGCATGTGTCTAAGCAAAGCACTTGTAAACTCAAAATAACCATATCCCATGTTATATGTTTTACCAAGTTTACGATCACGAAGAACACATCTTCCAGATGCTTGCTGAGTTCCTAAGAATGGTTCATCTTCCCAATGTCTTTCAACTGTTCTATTGAAAGGAAGAGTATTAGCTTCCCCATCAGTTAACATAATACACTGGACTTTCTCTACCTTATTTTTCTTTTGGAAATCAGGAATGATTTGATGTAATGTCACCAAAGATTCATTCAATGGAGTACCAGACAAATGTAATGCATGAGGATAAGTATAAGGAGAACGTACCTGAGAAGACATAGCATGTGCAATTCTCCAGATATTAATCATTTGATCCTCTAATTCTTTACCATTTACATTACTAGTAAAGAAATTCATCAAATTAAATTCCTTCTCTAAATGGAATTCATTTTCCTTTCTCTCACAATGACTTCCTTTTTCCTTTCTAGCTTCCCTTCTCTCATTTACATCTAAACTATAATCCATCACATTTTCTGCACGGAACCACTCATAGGTGAATGCATATACCTCAAAAGGAATATTAACTTTCCTACAGAACCAAATTAGATTATAAAGTTGCTTAAGAGTATCTCCAATAACCCTACTCATAGAACCAGACCAATCCAAAATAAAGATCAATCCATGATTCTTACCATCAGGAAGAACAGTTATCTTCTTGAATAGATCTTCATTGAACTTATAAGTATGAAGATTTCTTGTATCTAAAACTCCAGTCCTAGCAGTAGATGCTCTTGCATATGCACTAGCAGCCTTCTTACATTCAAATTCTTTTACAAGGTAATTAACTTCTTTCTGAGCATCTTTCTTGAACTGCCTATAATCACTATCAGCAGTTTCAAAGCAATTTTCAGTTAACCCAAAGTAATCATGATTCTCATAAAACTCTTTATTAGAATGATACTTTTCATAACAACGTACATATTCTGTATCCCATGTTTCTTCTATATGGGCATGAACTTTTTTATTATCAACAATAACACTATCAAGATTAACTTTAGGGATCTCTATATACTCATTCTCAAGAGAATTATGGGTGTTAACCAAGTCCTTTAATTTTTGCTCAAGAGAATTGGCAGTCTTTAACTCTAAGGGATCAGCATCATAATCGCTGCTCCCAGAAGGAAGATCAGAAGGACTGTTCCCACTTTCCATAGTACCATTGCTATCAGAGTCAGAAATGGAAGAATCAATATCCCCAGTGTTATCAGCATCAGCATCGCTAGGGCGTAAAGAACTGTCTGTAGACTGTCCATCGACCAAATCCTCTTCCATACCCGATTGAGCCTCTGATTGAAGTTCTTGGGCTTTCTGCTGAGTCTCTTGCTCCTGCTTGCAGAAATTATATAACGCTGCGGCTGCTGCGATGGTTTCAGTAAAGGTCTCGGCATTTTGTATTAAAGTAATAATCTCCTTTTCAGCATCTGAAAAAGATAGGTCAAGGAACGGACCAATCTTAAAGTATAGATTAGCCCTATCAGCAAGAGTAAAAGAATCAATATCTTCACCATCTAATTCAAAGAAATCCTCTTCATGCATCTCACTATAACCCCTATAGAAGGATTTGGCAATACCCAAATACTTCCTCTTCATTAATTTTTCAATTCTTGCATCTTCACATACATTCAAAAAACTATGAGGAATGTCCTTTGGGGGATCCTCATTTGGGGTAAAGAGTGCATGTCCAACCTCATGTCCCACCAACATATCATATACATCATTACTTGCTTTCTCCCAGATAGGAAGAATCAATACACGAGTATCTGTATTAAACTGTGCTGTTTCAACATTCTTATGCTCAACCACAATATCCTCAGTGGCAAGCAATTTCGCTAGTTGTGACTTAATCTCTTGCTGTACTGGCATAACTTTGTTTCGTATGTAGCCATATTACATGCATTAGGTGACAAGGTGACAGAGAGTGGACACTAATTTAACTGGACTGTGCAAAGTCTAAGGCCTTCCTTGCTGTGGGGGATAGTCTAACGACCTTACGACTTGCCTTACTATATTGTTCTTGTTTTATTACTGAGAAACCCAATAAATCACCTTGAGGTTGGTCTGGTAAACCAAAAGGTTGAATAAAGTATAATCCAGCATGTGCCACACATCTCCATCCAATATCAACGAATCCTAAGTCCCTTAAGGCACATTCTAGTTTAAGGGAATAGCATCCGTCTTCTAGTTTCACTCTAAATTCTCTTCCTGTTCTGTAAGTAGAACGCAATCTGATTCTGGCATTGCAACACAAGTAAGTACAAATCCTGCTTCTATTTGCTCATCCTCAAGGAAAGTTTGATCTTCTTGATTAACTTCTCCTTCTTCAAGTTTCATACAACATGAAGAACAAGCACCTGCTCTACATGATGATGGATGATCGATACCTGCTTCTTCTGCTGCCTCTAGTATATATTCATCTTCTGCACAATCAAAAGTTGTTTCTTCACCATCAGGTGTTTTAAGTGTAATAGAATACGATGCCATGTAATTAATGCAACCGTATTATATATTACAGACCAAAAAAGAAGCACCCTTGAGTTTTCTCAAGAGTGCGGTTCTCCTAACTTTTGCCTGTCTTAAGGCTTGCGGTTTAAGTTTTCGTTTAGCATCCTTCTTAGAGTGATGCTTCCAATTCGGAGTATTCATTTCCCTGAAGATGATCCATAATATTTATTATAGGGAACCATCCTAATTTACGCAACTCTGTTGTGTCAGCACATAAACTGTCTGGTTCACCTGGTGTATTTTCCTTTACAGGAAGATTTGGTCTTCCCATTGCTTCTGCTAATTTTTGAATTGAAATTGCTTCTCCTGTTCCAACATCAATTGTTCCAGTATATTGACTAGGCATTATATATGCAATAGCCCTCACTACGTCATGTACATGAATATAATCTCTTTTATGCTTTGTAATGTACTTGGCAGTGTTCTCCTGAAGCATTCTATACAACATATCAGATCTACTGTTTTCCTTTGACCAGACATTAAAAAATCTCATACCCACACTATTAGGTGGAGCCATAAGTTCATTTGCTTTCTTTGTTATTGCATAAGGATTTTGCCACCAACCATGTGCTCCAGCAGAACTAGCATATAATAATCTGACATTATGCTCTCTACAATAATCAAATATTGGTTTTGACTTCTCTACATTATTTTCCCAAAACTTCTCTGGATTCTCTATACTATCCCTAAGAGCAGCAAAGGCTGCTAAATGAATTATACAATCATAATGCTCAGCAAACATTCCAGAAGGAGCAACCCAATCCCCAATATCATCTGGACTATCCAGTCCTTCTACACCATACCCATAACCCTGTTCATATCTTAAATCATGAAACAGACGACTACCAATAAAACCTTTATGCCCAGTAACTAGTATTTTCATGACATCTTAGAGAATCCCTTTACCTTCTCAAATCTTACCACATCATCAAACCTATCGTCCATACCAGCTTTATGGGATATAACAAATACATTAGCATCTTTGATTACAAAACGGATAATCTTAAGGAACTCTTCTGTTCCAAATCCATCAAGCGAACTATCAAAGACTTCATCCATAATTAAAAGATTAGTATTCACTGAGTTTTTAAATCTAGCAACCTCTCTCCATGTAAAGAGAAGTGCTAGATCAATTCTCATCTTTTCACCCTCACTGAATGAGGCATATGAAAAATTATCATGGATAGGTGATTGAACAGTTTCGTTAAACTCCTCATCAAGAGTAAAATTAATGTAAAAATCCATCATCTGTAGATAACGGTTTACTTGTTGATTTATCAACGGTAGGTACTTCTTAATGATTTTAGATTTAACTCCACCATCCCTAAGCAATCCATAATTAAAATTATGGTATTGAATGGTTTCTTTCTTAGAAGCCAATGCTTCATAAGTTTTTGCTAAATTTTCTTTGAAAGATTCTAACTTCTCATGCTCAGTATTTCTATCTGCAAGTTTGGAGGTAAGTCCCTGAATTTCCGATTCAAGATCTGTGATCTGTCGTTGACATCCAGAAATGAGAGTATTGTTTTGAGAAATGCCATGTGTTAGTTTAGTAATCTCCTTCGATAGGGCAGTAAATTGACGCTCTCGTTCTTCTTCGTTTTCAATTGCCTCCTCTAGTTCCTTATAACCAGATCGCAACTCTTTAGCTTTAGTTTGAGCATCAGCGATTTTATTTATTCTAAACTCCTCCTCGATGTCCTGCCCACAAGTAGGACAAACCGTATGATCTGTGAAAAACTTATGGTCTTTTGTAATGGTAGATACCTTACTGGAGATTTTTCCTTTAAGGTTTCCTAACTCACGTAATTTTTTTGTTGCACCTGTTACCTTTTCTTGTTCTTCAGTAAGTCCAAATACCTGATCCTCTTTATGTTCATTCTGTGATATTAATACACAAACTTCATCACCAAGTTCTCTACTCTTTATCTTTTTTTCTTCTATTCTTTCCTTACCCCTACTCTCCAATTCCTCAATAAAGTTCTCCTGCATACTTACTTTATCATTAAGAGATTCTTTCTTAAGATCCAATGTTTTTATTTCATCCCTAACAATTTTAATCTCATCCTTAATAATATTATTCATCGAAGAGAAGATTTTAATATCTAATAAATCTTCTATAACCTCTCTTCTATTAGTAGCCGTCAACTGCATAAAAGGAACAAAATTAGTAGATCCTAAAATTACAATCTGAGTAAAAGACTTATAGTTCATTTTAAGAACATTTTGCTCTAACCATTTCTGCTGATCATTAGCATTAGAAAATTGATCTAAACAATTATCATCCCTATAAATTTTAAATATATTTGGTTTTATACCCCTAACAACTTTCCATTGAACATCATTTATTGATAACTCTACTTCTACTATACAATCTTTTTCATTTACAGAATTTAAAAGTTGAGACTTGTTAATTTTTCTAAAAGGCTTACCAAATAAACTGAATGTAAGTGCATCTAGAACAGTACTTTTTCCAGCACCATTCTGACCTACAATCAATGTAGTTGAGTTTTTAATTAATTCAATTTCACTAAAGTGGTTTCCTGTTGAAAGAAAGTTTTTCCACTTTATTTTTTTAAATAAAATCATTTTTTACATTCACATCAGGAGGTACAATAATATCATTGGAAGTAATTATAGTGTACTGATAACCATGTTGCTCACATGTCTTGATTATAACCTCATCCTCAATATCAAGCAAGGTCATATCAGGATAACCCTCATTCTCCAACATCATAGCATATCTTGTAGCATCATCTTCTTCTTCAAAAATATAGAGAACTTTTTCTCCAAGTTCATTTGCAACTGAGTAAGCACCCTCCTTTTCCTTACCCTCTATAGTGAGTATAAACATTATACCATCTCACATGCCTTTTGGTAAGTATCTCTAATCATTTTTTGAACTTTAGACTTATCAAGATTTATTTCAGCTTCTTCAACATATCGATTAAGTATAGAAAGAGTATCTTCCGATTCAAAAGCCTCAAAATCATCTGATTCATGCAACCCAAAATTTTCTACTATCTTCAATTCAGCAACATTAACTGAATACAACTTATCAATAAACTTCTCAAACTTTATTCTATCACTCTTATTTCTTACCACAACTTTTACTATTTTATTTTTTAGTTCTCTTGCATCAAACAATTGATGATCTTGATCATTATAATATATTATCTTATGAAGTCTATATGGATTATTAACAGGAGTATGTTCTAATGTCTCTGTGTCAAATAAATGAAATCCTCTATTCTCATCATCTACATCATTCCAAAACATCTCATAAGGATTTCCAAGATAGTAAATATTATCTTGATTAGATCTACAATGATAATGTCCAGAGTATGTTTTTTTAAATTTCTTAAATATATCCCACTCCATACCATGCTCCATCATATGACCTGGTGTGGCTCTAAACCCATTCAATTCAAGATGCCCCATACAAACAAGAGATTGTGACTTATTAATCATTGCTACACTCTTTTCTTTATTCTCACTATTAATCCAAGGTACAAGGAGAATACTTAAACCACCTACTTCTATAGGAGTTGTTTCTGCATAGATGGGAATATTATCATACTCTCTCAATAATAAGTCTATCGCATTTATATCATTTGTATTCTTATAGTATGCTGTATGATTACCAACGATGGTATGGACAGTAATACCCATATCTCTTAAACGATCAAAATAATTATCTTTAGCCCATGTCAATGCAGCAAAATCAATACCCTTCCTACTATCAAAGGTATCACCCATGTCAATAACCGTGGTAATACCTTCTTTCTCAAGAGTAGGAAAGAATACATTTTGATAAAACTTTAGGAAATAATCATGAAAAAGTTTCGAGTTTTTTCTTGCCCCAAAGTGCTGGTCTGTAATTATAGCAACTTTCATTAATTACGAAGTTTAGCATGTACAGCATCTTTGATTGAATTATAGTCCGAATACTTATCACCGTCAATTTTATTGCTATCATCAAATACTTCATTATAACCAGACTTTTCAATAATCTTATTCTTAATTTCTAATTGACGTTTTTCTCTTTGTATTCTGCGGAGAAATGCATAATGTATAATCTGCGTAAAGTAAGCAAAAGGATTCTTGGATTTCTCAGGATTAAAATTATGTATGTATTGAACGCAATTTTCGATTCCATCAGAGATCATATCCTCCTTAAACATGTAATTAACAAAGTTTGGTTTGAATGATAAATGATTAGCAATCTTTAAGAAACACTCACCAATATATCTTGGAATAACAGGCTTAGGTTTATCTCTAATTTTAGCAATTTCAATATCTTCTTGATATCTGATTAACGCAGCAAGAAACTCTTTATTGTTTACATAGTGCTCAGACCTTTTTCTTTTAGCCATAGTGCCTGTCTTTATTACCATAAGTCTTTATCACTATTATGTATTAATTATAGCATCCAACACAATAGTTGACAAGGTATAAAGATAACAGTAGAATAACTCTGTTAGGGTTGAAGAGAAAGACTTAGCTTTTATTATTTGTATCTTTAGTATCTTCTATATTATAAATTTTTTCTAATACTTTTTTTGCTTCATTCACATTAGTTAAATATCCCATTTTACGATTCATTTTTGATTTTGAAAAATTACCAGATTCTTTTGCAAAGTTCTGATGCATCATAATCATTTCAGGATCCATTGATTCTGATAGAGTTATAATATTATCCATATTAATTACAAACATATCTTCTCTTGTTGTCTTTAACCAAGGTTCTAGACGATATCCTACAATACTTTCTTTTGCTTTTATTGCTGTTATAATTACTGGATTATGAACAACTAGCATAGTCCTATTTTCTTCTTCAGAAGCTATAACTAAGGCAAAAACTTCTTCGCCTGATTTAAGTTTTAAAGTAGCATAAAAATCGTCTTCCATATTATCCTTTTAAGTTAATTGACATTATTTCATAGTTGAAATTCTCTTCATTGTAAATTTTGATTCTTTCTATAAAATGGTTTAGAGTGTAATTTCTCTTTGTTTTAAGTGAGCAATCATCTGATATATCATATAAAATTGCTTTTACTTTGTTAGTTCCTTTTCTTAAGACCCTGCCGATGGACTGGAGATTCCTAACCCTGGATTTGGAGGGACTGGCGAAGATGACGTTGTGCAGCCGCTTAATGTTAATCCCAGTACTAAAAGTACCATAACTCGCAATGATGATCGCATGTTCCTCCTGTTCAGTAATCTCTCTAACCCTTTCTCTTTCATTGGCATTTACGCCACCATGAATAAAAAATACTTTACGACTAGATTTCTTATTTCTATTTATCAAATCATAAAGAACCTGACCATGTGCTTCTACCCTACTGTATAAAACAAGGGTATTACCTTTCAAATCAAGAGTTAGATTTTTAATAAAATTATTTCTTTGTTCATGAGATATTAAATATTCTATCTCATCATTATAAGTATCAAATTTTCTAGGAGTATGTTTCAATACAATACATTGGATATCTAACTGAGAAAGATGTCCTTGTTTCATCAATTCATCAGTTTTAGTTACCTTATATGCTGGCCCAAACAATCCTTCCAATACCCACTTATGAGTTTGTGTTCCATCTAATGTTCCAGTAAATCCAAACCTATACTTAGCATGGTGAAGTTTTGTCATTATAGATATTAAGGACTTACTTTTAAATAAGTGAGCCTCATCACCGATAACCACGTTATAATCTTCAAAAAAGGATCTCTCTAATTTATAGACAGATTGCCATGTAGTTATAGTAACTGGGAACTCGTTGGTCTTTTCTTTTCCTGCATATATCTTGTGGCAAAATGACTCAGCGTCCCATCCGTAATCTTCAAAGTCCTTATACATCTGCTCTACTAGGGATGTCGTTGGAACAACTAAAAGTATTTTTTGGCCTTTATGAACGTAGTATCTTACGAGAGAATAAATCATCAAAGATTTGCCAGAAGCAGTTGGTGATATCAGTAGTTTTCTATTATGTTTTAGTGCATCGTATACTCCCTCAACTTGGTATTTTCTTGGGTTATGGGAGCAAATAGATTGCATATAATCTCTAACACCCTCATATGAAATACCATCATTTGATTCAAATGGTGCTCCATAATATTGGTTGTCTTCAAACTTATAGGTATAATCGTGCCTATCACAGAAAGCAATAATTTTATCTAATAGACCAACATATATTTTCTTCGACCTCATATCATATAAATGTATCTCTCCATTCCAATTCCTATTACGATACTGAGGCATAAACTTTGCACCCTCTACCTCAAAGGTAAAGTGGTCTCTCAACTCATATTCAATATGAGGTTCTGTATCAATTTTTAAAAATACTTCATTAGACTTAGATATAACAACATTTGCACTCGTATCAATCACACAGACTCATGCGTCTATGCGTATTTATGAAGTTATGTCAAGCCCCCTAACCCAATCCAGAATTAAATCTCATAAACTCAATTGCATTCTTAATTTGATATGTTCTGTTCTGTATCACCTTAAGAATACTTTCTAAGTATACTAACATTGTATCATAATAATCTATCTTTAGGGAAGTATTAGACAGTTTATCATCTGCATCCAAATATTTTTGCATGGTATCCTTATCCCTTATCTTTTTTGGGAATGGATTTTCTACATACACCTCTGGTGCTGCTTTCCCACTAAAATATTCATACCGTTCATGACGGATGTTTTTTCTTTGTTGCTCTGCTTTCTTCCTTAATAAGAAGATAGTATTATAAAGTTCAAAGTATTTTGCATGAAGAGAGGGGACATTCAATGATTCTTCGTGTAGATTATCTCTATCTATTTTTGCATCTCTTTCCCACATCTCTTGAAGTTTATCAAGATCAATGCTCATAAAGGATTATTCTGTATATCAGTTAGGTTGTATATAGTATACTTGAAAGACACGTCTGCTGTAAAGTACTCGATATCAGTATCAGTTGCATCAAAGTCTATTGTTGATAATGTATATGGCCATAAGTCTTTAAACACAACTTGATATTTGGGTACACTATTATTACTTAAAATTTGAAGAGTGCCATCAGAAAAAATATTTGAAAACTTTCCATCTGGTCCAATAATTGCTTCTTGTTCCAAATCTTTAAATTCACTAAGTCTCTCTGGGTATCCTAAACCTCTAATCCATTTCTGTATTTCCATATAGTTGACTAAATCTTCATCAACTAAAAAAGTAATAGTTAAATCGCCAAATTGAATCTTATCACCAGGACGGTCAATATCCTTTAGATAATTCGGTTGTTGAGCAACACCCAAATCTAGACTTGGGATATTTGCCTTATTACAAAAGAATGTTGCAGCAGGACATCTTTTTATTGAAAACCTAAACCCAGTAGGAGATAAGAAATTCCTATTTACAATGGGAGTTCCTGTCCTTTCTTTGGGTGATTTTCTTTTCGCAAGTGCCATTAGTTCATGCAGGTCTCCATATATTATATTTAGACAAAAAAAAGACCCTTCCGAAGAAGAGTCTTTTGAGAAATATAAGCGTCTCGCTTACATGAGGTTCTTAACAGAAACACGTCTGTAGTAACGGTTAGCGTTAACGTCAAGATCGCCATTACCTTTTGTAAGACCTTCAGCGAATGGGTTTGCAACCATACCGTATCTTGTCTTAAAGCCGATCTTAGGCTGGAATGAATTCTCTCCAACCGCACGAACCATCTGTAGAGGAACGTATGGGCAGTAGAATAATCCAGCGTCATAAGGAGAAGTACCCTTATAACCAACAACATAGTACTGATTACCAGGTGTGCCGTTGCCAGCAGTTAGGTTAGCAGCATATGGATCGATGTATACTTTGTACTTACCTTGTAATGTACCAGCAAATGTATTGCCTGTATCATCAACATTAAGGTTAGCATTAAGTGCAGGAGTGTAGTCAAGTACACCAGCCATTGTAAGTGCAGAAGCAACGTCAGCAGAACAAAGGATGATGTTACCCTTTCCACGACGAGTTCTTTGTGC